AAGTATTTACAATGTATTTTTCTTCCAAACCATGTAGGTTCAATTGTCGCACCGAATAAATAGCAGGCTGCGAAAATCAGTAAGCAAAAGATAGAAGAGATTTGGCGAATCTGGCCTTTGCTTGAAAAAGAGATAGAAAAGGCAAATTTTGGTAAAGACTATGTTGATATTTTCTTTAAGAATGGAAGTCGTCTCTCTATTGTCGGCGCATTGGATTCAGACCGTGGTATTCGTACTCATGCAACCCTTATCGATGAGGCGCGCGATTAGGATGGCGACGCCATAAATGAAATTGTTCTTCCTCAAATGAACGTTTCACGCCGCATGGATAATGGGCTTGTAAATCCATATGAAAAGGTGAATACTCAAGTAATTTATGCAACTTCAGCTGGCACAAAGTCATCTTATGCTTATGAAGCACTTATTGATACTTTTGAATAGGCTATAATTGATCCAAAAACAGCTTTTTGTATTGGGCTTGATTATCGTATTCCGGCATAGCATGGACTTATTGACCCAGTATATGTTCGTAACCTTAAAATGTCCCCATCTTATAATGAAACTACATTCGCGGCCGAGTATCTTGGAAGTTGGCTTGGCGGTAGTGAAGAGTCTTGGTTTGATTTTTCAAAGCTTACGAAATATCGAAAAATAAAAAATCCTGAATGGCGTCCAAAATTTAGAGATGAATCAAATGTTTTTTACTTAATTTCAGTGGACGTAGGCAGATTACACGACCAAACCGTCGCTTTTATTTGGCGAGTGAATATTCGTGATAATAAATACTTTGGAACAGTTTGTAATTTATTTGTCCTTGGACGTCAAGCAGAAACAAAAACTTTTACTCAACAAGCTATTGACCTTAAAAAGCTGATTGAAATTTACGCTCCGCGCGAAGTAGTTATCGACTGTAACGGTCTAGGTGTTGGTCTTGCTGATGAAATGATTCGTACCTAGCTTGATGAAGAAGGTAAGGAATTACCTGCATATGGTTTCTTTAATAATGATGATTATAAAAAGATTCAACCGAAAGATGCGGCGCAAATTCTTTATTCTCTTAAAGCCAATGGCCCCTTAAATTCAAAAATTCATAGTAATGCTTACTCACGTATAAATGGTGGTTTAGTTCGTTTTCTTATCTCTGAGCAAGATGCGCGCGCAGCGCTTCTTGCAACGAAAGTAGGACAAAAAATGACGACAGAAGACCGCATAAAGCGTCTAATGCCACATGAACTTACCACAAAATTGTTTGAGGAAATGGCAAATTTACGTTTACGCAAATCGGGACTTGATATAGTACTTGAACAGATTAATGCGCGGTTTCCTAAGGATAAGTATTCCGCTTTTGCTTATGGTTTATGGCGTATTAAAGAGCTGGAAGAAGAAAACTATAAAAAAGTTAGCCGTAGAAGTGGCGGGCCACGTAAATTAATTTTCTTTACTGGAGGACAAACCTAATGGCAGACATGGATATTGAACTTTTTAAAAAGTCCATAAATGCTATGATTGCGAAAAATGATACGTCCTGGAATGATTTTGATAACTCTTGGCGACGTGCGCGCTTTTCAAAGGAGTATACAAAAGAAGAAGTAGAGCGCATTTTAAATTCTAATAGCCTATTAGCATTGTAGCAACTTTCCCGTTCTTTTTTCTACAAAGATGGTCTTTATAAAAGAATTTTAATTTATTATGCTACACTTTTAACTTATGTAGGTATACTTATCCCTAATCCAATTGCGGGTAATGAACTCTCCACCCCCTATGTAATGAAAAAGTATACAAATGCTTTAGACTATATAGACAAAATGTTTTTACCGACTCTTTTGACCAAGTTTTCATTGGGTGCACTCGTAGATGGTTGTTATTATGGAGTATTGCAAGATGTAAGTAAGACTAATTTTACTTTATTAGACTTACCTTTTGAATATTGTCGTTCCAAGTTTAAGGATTTAAACGGAAATGATATAATTGAATTCAATGTTCAATACTTTGATACAATCGTAGATGAGGCTACGCGCAAGCAGGCGTTAAAAGTATATCCAAAGGTAGTTTCAGATCATTATTATCGTTATCATCGTGGGGCAATAAAGAAGTACTGGGTCAAAATTCCCACGGAGTTAGGCTTTTGTTTTTCTTTCTTTGACGATAATAGACCACTTTTCTTAGATGTTATACCTGCATCTATGGATTACGACGAAGCTGTTGATCTTAATAAAGAACGCGATTTAGAAGAAATTCGTAAAATTATCGTTCAAAAGATACCTCATATGTCGGACGGTATGCTCTTGTTTGAGCCAAACGAGGCGCAAGTTATGCACGATGGCGCAGTTGGCATGATGAAAGGTAATAAGAATATTAGTGTTCTTACTACTTATGCTGATGTTGACGCAGTTGTTTCAAAGACTTAGTCAGAAGCAACAAATAATAATCTTGAGAAAGCATTGCAAAATGTATACTCTAAAGGTAGCGTTAGTGCGCAATTATTTGCGCCAACTGGTAGTCAAGCTTTAAGTACTTCTATTACAAATGATATGTCTTTAATGATGATTTTGGGTAACAAATATAGCAAGTTTATTAGTTATATAATTAATAGCTTATTTGCTAATTCCAATGTCAACTTTAAATATACTATTTTACCAGTAACATGGTACAATATGTTTGAATATATCACAAGCACTTTAAAGATGGCATCTAGTGGTTACAGTTTTCTTATACCTACAATCGCGGCCGGTCTATCTCAAAAAGATTTAATGAATGTCAAGACCCTAGAAAACGAAGTGTTAAAATTAAAAGATTTACTTATTCCATTAGAATCTTCATATACCTAGACTAACAATGAAGTTGGGCGTCCAAAGCTTTCGGTAGACCAAAAGTCTCCCAAAACGCTTTAGAATGAAGAATCTCTTGATAAGTAGTAATGGAGGCTCATATGGATAAAACTTTATACGAGTTTCCAGTAATCGTTTATGGAAGCTTAGAAAAATATAATGAGGTTCTAAGCAAAGCAAGGTGCCGCATTTTTTATAAATATGAGAACCGAAACGGGACTTATATTACTGATGAATTTGCGGAGAAATTATTATCAACGTTACCATATGCGCCAGTCAAAGGAATTTATAATTCCGAAGAAGGCGATTATACCGATCATGGCACTGAGCGTAATGAAGGACGCATTTATGGTATCGTGCCCGAGAATCCAAATGTATCTTGGGAGCCTTTTTTAGATGATGATGGCGTTGAACGCACATATGCTTGCACAGATGTTTTAATTTTTACTGCGCTTTATGAAGAAGCCAGTGATATCGTTGGTAAGGGCCAATCAATGGAACTTTACCGTCCATCTTTAAAATATCATGAAGCAATAGTAAAGGGCCGCAGATTTATCGTTTTCGATGAAGGTTGCTTTTTAGGATTATAGGTTCTTGGTGATACTACAGAGCCTTGCTTTGAAGGAGCTTCTTTCTATACTTTACAAAGCGCAATTGAATGTGCTATTAATGCAATTAAAAATTACGGAGGTACTAAAATGCCAGTAATTAACTTTAAGCTCTCTGATGATGCAAAATACCAAGCTATTTGGGCTTTGTTAAATCCAGAGTTTAATGAAGAAGGCAACTGGACAATTTCTTATGGTATTTCTGCCGTATATGATGAATATGCACTTGTAATTAATTATGAAACTGGCGAGTTTGGTCGTGCTTATTATACTAAGAATGATGAAACTGATATGGTTGAACTTGGTGAGGTTATTAAGTGCTATGTTCTTGATGTAACTGAGAGTGAAAAGCAGACTTTAGACACTCTGCGCGCCCTCAATGGTGGAACCTATGAGTTGGTCAGTGATGTTTTAGTTAACGCTCAGGAAAATCTTGATAAAAATTCAGAATTTTCCACCAAAATTGACGAGTTAAATGAAACTATTGCAACTTTAACTACAGAGAAGGATAGTTTTAGTGCGCAACTTGATGAAGCGAATAATACAATTATTTCTCTTACGGAAGAAAATAACTCTTTAAATACATATAAGATTGATATTGAGAATCAGCAAAAGAACGCTGTTATTAATGAGTATAGCGAGCTTTTAGACGAAGAAACTCTTAATAGTTATCGTGAGAAGATTGCAGACTATACTGCTGACGAGCTTGATATGCATCTTGCATATGAATTAAAGAAAAATAATTCTTCTATGTTTACAAGGGATAGCAATCCCGGTTTTGTTCCCAAAGATGTTCCTCTTGAAGGAATTTCTGCAATTCTTTCTAAATACAAGAAATAATTAGGAGGCTATATTAAATGGCTAGAATGGTTATTGATGGTTACGGCCAGATCGAACTTAATAATGTTGCTTTCCGCCGTGACGGTCGTATTGAAGCTCAGTGCGCCCTTGACACCGCTGATTTTGATGCCACTACTCCTTGCGAGAATGGTATGATTCTTCGTGTTAAGAAGGCAGAGCACAAGATTGGTTTTTGCGATGCTTCTGCTGCAAACCAGCTTTATGCTCTTAATTATACTTCTGAGCATATGTATGATGAACGCAAGCCTGGTTTAAAGAATTTTTATCTTAAGTCTGCTGCAGCTGGTGAGGATTTTTATCCTCGTGTAGGTTATCTTGCTGCTGGTGACCTTTGGACCTCTAACTGCGTTGATCTTGGCGCTTATGCCAGTGTTGGTGCTGTTGAAAGTGCTCTTGCTTCCGGCGCCGTATTCGCTGCTGCTGGCACACAGGGTGCTCCTGTTCTTGCAGGCTCTGCTCCTTCTGTTGGCCCAGTAATTCAAGTAATTAAGAAGACTACAATGCCTGATGGAACAGATGCGTTCCAGTTCCAGGTACTTAGTGTTTAATTTAGGGAGGGTATAATATAATGACACTTAAAGAGTTTAGAGATATTGCCCTTCACGCTGCAAAGGGTACTGCTCCTGCCGAATTTACCGTAGAGAATGTTAATGAAGCTTTTGTTGACGGTTTAAAGGAGCTTGCTGGTACTTATAACCAGTTTATGAAGAATCGTTATGATATTTATGATATTATCATTGAGTCTATTGATGAGATTCTTCCTAAGAATGTTATTG